AAAATGGCAAATTTAACAGTAGATCAACGTAAAAAGTTGATAAGTCAATTAAGAGAAGAACATGAAGATTATTTTCAAACAATTGGAAATATTAATGCATTGTTTATTCCAAAAAGCGCATATAGACCAAGTGGTAAAGATGAATTACATCTTCAATTTTTTACCAGTGAATTAGCAAAAAATCAAGATATTTATACTGAATTTACAACTATAGATCTTGTTGCAGAAGATCCAAAAAGAACATTATACTTTTTGAAATATAATCCTAAATGGGAAGGTGATTATGAAAATGGTTTAACTAACGGTGGTTATGAAGTATATTGGGTACCTGTAACTGAATTAAAAGTAATAAATGATGTAACTAACAGAGGTAGATTAGTAGATGATTTTGCTAATTTACCTGATCCAGATGTATCTAAAAATATTTCTGATGATTCTTCATTAATGGTAAAACAGTTAATAGCAAAATTGGAAGAAATTAATCAAACGTTAAAAACATTAATAAACGGAAAATATAATAAATAATATGGCACAATCAATATTAATCATAGCAGACTCAGGAACAGGAAAGTCTACTTCAATTAGACATCTAGATCCAAGTGAAACATTTATTATAAACATTGCAAATAAACCTTTGCCTTTTAAAGGATGGAAGAAAGGTTATAGCTTAATTAGTAAAGATAATCCTAAAGGTAATTTAGCATTATCTTCTTCGGCGGCAGGTATAATTAAGGCTATCTTACATGTTAATGATAAACTACTTCATGTTAAAACTTTAGTTGTAGATGATTGGCAGTATATGAGTTCTTTTGAATATTTTGATAGAGCTAATGAAAAAGGTTATGAGAAATTTACTCAAATTGCAGCAAACTTAGCTCAAGTAGCCAAAATGCCTAAAGATTTGAGAGAAGATTTAACAGTATTCTTTTTAACTCACTCAGAAGACGCAACTGATATTAATGGGAATAGAAGAATAAAAGCAAAAACTATTGGTAAAATGATTGATAATAGTTTAACTTTGGAAGGTCTTTTCTCTATAGTTCTTTTTGGTAAAATAAATAAAAATGATGATGGTGTACTTCAATATGGTTTTGAGACTCAAAACTCAGGAGAAAACACATGTAAATCACCTCAAGGTATGTTTGAAGATTTCTTCATTCCAAACAACCTGCAGTATGTAAAAGACTGTATAACTAAATATGAAGAATAAAAATAAATTAATTAAAAAATCAAAATTATGTTAAGTACAAGTGGAATGTCAGCCGGATCAGGCAAAGAAAAACCAGTAATTGGACCAGGAAATCATGTTGTTAAAATTAATTCAGTAACATTTGATCAAACACCTTATGATAGTGAAGCATACAATGTAACATTGCATGTTGAAACAGAACCTATATCAGGAGAATTTCAAGGCTTTTTAGTAGATCCAAATAATCCTAATGGACCACGTCATGCTGGTCAAGTAGGTAGAGTTAGATTTAGTCCTTATGCTTATAAGGATACAACTTTAGCTAACGGTAATGAAATTAGTCGTGACACTGAAGTTATGAAATCTATGATATTTTTATCTGAAGCATTGGGTAAAAGAGCATCTCTAGATCAAATTAAAACAAACACTATTGAAGAGTTTATGGTAGCATGTAATGCATTGTTTTCTAATTCTCCATTTGTAAACATGTGTTTAGGATCACGTGAGTGGGAAAACAAAGAAGGTTATGTAAACAATGATTTATATTTACCTAAGTTAAGCAAAGATGGTTTACCTATTGAAGCATTGAATACTGAACCAAGTAAACTTTTAGTTTTTGATTCAAATAATTCAAATCATTTAAGAAGAGTTGTTAAAACAGCATCACCAACAACAAATCAATTTGAGCCTGCAAAAACGTCAGGTGATGATTTTGATTTATAACAGTTAACAGGAATAGAATTAGAAAGGGGAGTTTAGTGCTCCCCTTTTTATTTTATAATAATAAACTTTATGTTTAACACTAAAAATTTAATATTAGAAATAGATGATATACCTAGTTATTGGGTGTTTCAATATTACTTAAACTTAGCTGAACCATTAACTGGTCAAGATGTTAAAATACTTTCTGTGTTTAATCCAAATGAAAAAACACCTAGTTTATGTGTTTATGTAGATCCAAATTTACAACAATATAAATTTAAATGTTTTTCTACAGGAAAAAATGGTAGTAAAATAGATTTAATAAAACTAATGTTTAATCTTAATTATTCTGCTGCTTTAAGAATGATGATTAATGATTATAATCAGTATGTAAAAACTGAAGATTTTAAAGAAATTAACTTTAAACCCGTTGCTAAATGGGAAATAGATTTTATTAAGCATAGACTGTGGAATGAAGAAGATTCTGCTTATTGGTTATCATATAGAATAGGAATGTCTTTATTAAATGAATATAATGTGAAACCAATTGAATATTTTAATTTAGTTAAAGAAGAGTCAGGTAAAATTGAAGTAAATAAAATAGAGGAATCTTATATATACGGTTACTTTGATAAACATGGTGAAGTGTTTAAAATATATCAGCCAAAAAGCACATATAAATTTCACAAAGTTAAATCATATATCCAAGGTCTTGATCAATTAAAGTATGATAAACCTTACCTGGTGATTTGTTCATCACTTAAAGATGCTTTATGCCTTAAATCAATTGGTTATAATATTGAAGTATTAGCACCAGAAAGTGAAAATACTATGATTAAACCACACATTATTGAATATTTAAAAAAGAAGTATAAAAAAGTAATTACTTTATTTGATAATGATGAAGCAGGTAGAACTGCAATTGAAAAGTATGCTAATACATATAATATTAATGGATTTGCTTTAACTATGTGCAAAGACATATCAGATGCAATGGAAAAACATGGATTTGATAAAGTTCATGCAGAATTAAAACCTTTATTAAAAGAAACAATAAATAAATAAAAATGGAATTATACAATGTACCTAGAAATAGTAGAATAAGAGTGGTAGTTAATGATAAAGTACCACCGGGAGCTCCTGGAATTGAACAAGGAGAAGAATTAAACTTTAGATCCATTGATGGAATGTATAGTTACTGCACTAGAGATAATGGTGAAGTAGTACATTTAGTTGCATGGGCTGAAGTAGAAATTATACAACCGTGATATGGAAAATAAAAAATGGTTTATACCCGGATCAGTACCTAGTAGTAAAAATGGCCGAAGATGGACCGGAAAGTATTTTATAGCAAGTAAGACTGTAGTAAATTATAGGAAGCTAGCTAAAGACTATTATATCAAATTTGCTAATGATTTTAAATCAGAATTAAGTAAATATAAAACACCGGTTAAAATTCAATTTACATTTGTCAGAGGAACTCATCATAAATTTGATTATATAAATCCTGCACAAACAGTGCAAGATGATATGGTTACATATGGTTGGCTTGAAGATGATAATGCAGAATATATATTACCGGTGTTTTATCAATATACTTATGATAAAAAAAATCCAGGTGTATGGATAGAAATTTTAAGTGAAGTAAAAGATGATGACTCATAATGAATTTTTTCAGATTGTCAAATTATTAAATGGATTAGATGATGATTTTGCATTAGGCATTAATTGTTATAAAAGTTTTAATTCATTAGACACTATAATACTTAATCTTTTATTTACTAAAGCACTTAAGTATGATAAAAGACATCGGTTTGTAAAAGAATTAAAATTAGTTTACACACCTATTGAACTAACCGGAAAAAATGTAAATCAAATAATTAAACAAAACGGTGATAATGTTATTTATAAAAAAATATTATTAAAAATTATGTTACCTTAATATGAACAACATACAAGACTTAGTTGCAAGAACAACTAAAACATTAATACTAGATGAGCCTTTTTACGGGCTCTTTTTAATTGGTATAAATAAACAATTCAGTAATAAACTACCTACAGCAGGTGTTAGTAAACATGGAATTGGCATGCAGTTAACAGTTAATCCTGAGTTCTACACAAATTTAAGTGAAGATCATAGAGTTGGACTGATAAAGCATGAACTTTTGCACATAGCATTTGGGCATTTAGTAATGAGAGATCTCTATCCAGATCATAAGCTATTTAATATAGCAGCAGATTTAGAAATCAATCAATATATATCAGAACATAAACTTCCTCAAGGAGGCTTATTGCTTTCAAGCTTTCCAGAATTAAATCTTCCTATTAAAGCAGGAACAAAAGTTTATTATAATCTTTTGGAACAAGCTCAACAGGATGGTACTTGTCCTTCATTAGATAATTTAATGGATCAAATGGATGGAGAATCACAGTATTGCCATTCTACATGGGAAGAGTTTGATGATTTATCTGAAGCTGATAAAAAGTTGGTACAAAAACAAGTTGATCATCAACTTAAAGAAGCTACAGAACAAACAGTCAAAAAACAAGGTACTATACCAGGTGAATTAGCAGAACTTATTCATAGGCTTATGCATATTGAACCAGCTAAATTTGATTGGAAAGGTTATTTGAGAAGGTTTGTTGGTAATTCTAGTATAGTATATACTAAGAAATTAAGACGTAAGTATAACAAACGTTATGCGGGTAGTCCTGGTCTTAAGATTAAATTCAAAAATCATATTCTTGTTGGTGTTGACACAAGTGGATCTGTAAATACAGAAGAGTTAAAAGAATTCTTTAATGAATTAGCTCATATGTACAAAACAGGTCATAGAATTACAGTGGCACAATGTGATACACATTTAGGCAGTGTAAAAGAATTCAACCCAAAAAAGGATTGGGAAATACATGGTAGAGGTGGGACTTCATTCCAACCTGTAATAGACCACTATAATGAAAATAAAGGGTCATACACGGCACTTATATATTTAACAGATGGAGAAGCTTATCCTCCAGAGAACTGCCCTAAAAATGCTCTGTGGGTACTTAGTAGTATATCTGATATAAATAATAAGTTACCAGGACAAGTAATAAAATTAAATTAATATGGGAAGATATTATTCAGGAGATATTGAAGGTAAGTTTGTCTTTGGTTCTCAATCAAGTACCGCAGCAGATAGATTTGGTGTTGAAGGTCATACACCAGGTTACTTAGAGTATTATTATGATGAAACTAATTTGGATGACCTGGAAACAGAGCTTAAACTCATAGAAGATGAAATGGGTGAACATGGTGAATATTTGAAAGTCTATTATGATCTATATGGGTCAAATGATGATGTACAAATTACATTTGAAGAGTACTTAAAAAAAGGAGATAAAAAGCCCCTAAACGAAGAACAATTATTAGAGTTCTTTGATTATAGAATTGGCAAAAAAATACAAGAGTGTATAAAAGAACAAGGTAATTGTTCATTCACAGCAGAATTATAAAAAAATAAATAAAAAAATGGCACAAGTAAATTTAAATGTAACAGAGTTAAAAGGTTTTGTAAATCATATAATTACAAACAACAGGTTTCTACAAGCTAATGGGAAAAGTCCTGTATCAATAGAAGTAGTAGGAGAATCGGGAATTGGAAAAACTTCAACTATAGTTGAGCTAGCTGAAGAAAACAAATTAAAATTTGTTAAACTGAACCTTGCACAAATAGAAGAGTTAGGTGATTTAGTAGGATTTCCAGTACGTCAATTTCAAATGTACAAGGAAACAAAAGTTCAACAAAAAACAAATGACATATCTTATACTGCAGCACAAAGATCAGCTGCATCATCGGACCTAGCTAATATGCCACAACTAGTGACTAAAAAAGTTGGTCTATGGGTTGATGAACTTGCTGTACAGGAGTATCTTAAAACAGGATACAAAATGACAGGTAAGAACAGAATGTCTTATTGTGCACCAGAATGGATTGCAGATGCTAAAGAAGGCGGAATATTATTATTAGATGACTGGAATAGAGCTGATACAAGATTTATTCAAGCAGTTATGGAATTAATTGACCGTCAGACTTATATCTCATGGACTCTTCCAAAAGACTGGCATATTATGTTAACTGCTAATCCAGACAACGGTGATTATATGGTTAATAGTGTAGATAGTGCACAGAAGACTAGATATATTACTGCAAATCTAAAGTTTGACGTTAATGTATGGGCTCAATGGGCTGAAGGTGCAGGTATTGATACTAGATGTATTAACTTTTTATTATTACATCCAGAATTAGTGACACAAGAAACTAATGCAAGATCTATTACAACGTTTTTCAATGCTATATCTAGTTTTGAAAGCTTTGAATCAAACTTATCATTAATTCAAATGATTGGTGAAGGTTCTGTAGGAGATACATTTGCTTCTATGTTTACTACTTTTATTAATAATAAACTGGACAAACTGGTAACACCTAAAGATTTATTGACACATGAAAATGAGTCTTATATTTTAGGTGAGTTAAGAGGATGTATTGGTAAAGATGATACATATCGTGCAGATATTGCTTCTACTTTAGCAACACGTTTAGCTAATTATTCTGTTATTTATAGTAAAGAAAACACAATAAGTCAAAAAATTACTGATAGATTAAAATCACTATGTACTAAAGATTATTTTACTAATGATCTAAAGTATTTAATTGTGAGAACTATATTCAGTGGTAATAAACAAAAGTTTTCTAAACTTATGATGGATGCAGAAATTGTAAAAATGACAATAAAATAAAATGGCAAATAAATCAGTATATCAAGATTTTGATACTGATGCTTTAACATACTTTGGATTAGAACAGGACACTATTTATGGTGTCCTTTCTACTTCAGGGGAAATTGATAAAGTATTATGTACTCAAGATCAAACAACGTATGAAAGAATACACAGTATATTAACAGTACCAACAGAAAGTGGTACTACTTTTATAACCAAAAAGAAAGCTTTTGTATTACCTAGATGTGATGTATCTCTAGATAGATTAAGAGCGGCTCTTAAGGAGCACGGTATAACTGTAACAAATGATTATACATTAGCAGATTTAATTATAGGTCATAAGGATATATCAACTCACCGTTTTGAAAATGCTAGTGATATACTTTCTACTATAATGATGAACAAATTATGGAACTATGAGACTACTAAAGGTAGAAGTATTGCTGCACATCCTAAAGAAATAGCAATTTACAATTCAGGTTTAGAGGTTATAGTGACCCCTAAACTTACAAATAGTATAAGATACTATGATTTAGACATAGAAAATAGTTTATATGATAATTGGATGTTGACAGGATTGGCTATTAATTTAGCTCATCTTATTGATACAACTCATGTTAGTGTTATTGATCCAGAAACAGTGCTGCATAATTCTGCTAATAAAACAGTGATTGATGAAGATCTATTACATATTTTAACAAGTCAAGTAAATTCTTATAATGATGATGATAAAGCTTTAGCAGCTAAAATTATACCTACTATAGATTATACTAAAAA